TTGCGATTCAAGTTCTCACCCGTGTCATCTGCAGCATTGACAACAGTGAACTCTTCCCAAGCGTGGTTGCCTTCAGCGGAACCATAGGTTGCTCGCCACTCTGCCGTCTGCGCTGAGCGTGAAGGATAACCCGTATCCATAGCCTTGAAAGTCTTAGTCGCTCCCTGCAATCCATTTTGTGTGGCGTCTGCAGCTACGTTGCTGTTTCCCACGCCGAGTCTCGCATTTGTGTTATCCCATTTCGTAGGTGTGCCCAAACCGCAGATGATGTCAATAAGCTCTTGCAATCCCTCGTTTAGTCCAAGATTTCCTTCAAAGATTTCAGAACCGAGAAAATTTTCACCCGCTCGGGCAATTGCTTCTTCAAGGTTCATTCCCCTTTCTAGGGCTTTAGCAATCGAATCAGAAGGGTCTTTGAACTTGTCTATTCTCCATTCAGTTTTGAACCCAATCTTCTCTTTTATTTCCATTCTATTTCATTTTCTTCCTTTGCTTACAACCAGCGTTTTTGAACAACCAGCATCTGCTAATAGACAGCGAACAACCGCTATCCAGCCAACCTCAACGTCAAAAAACACCCGTACAACAAAAACATTCTCATGAGTTTTAAAAAGCTTTTTACCTTCAGAACGGGCTATGGCTAAAACATCGCCTACATCCTTGAATTTGTTTTTGTCGTCACGTATCACTAGGGCTTTATCAGGCATCATTTCAACTCCTTGTCACTGATTGAAGGGCTCCTTCAGCGTTCCATGAGAATGTTAACGTAAAAAGCAACTCCTCTCCATCATAGGCTTTCAATGTGGCAAGTGTTCCGTTTGGGTTCCATGTGAAAGCCAGCTTCGTTATTCTCTTGCCACTAGGCGGAGCCATAATATCCAACAAAGCACTGTGAATAGCTTTGAATGATTCCTCGTATCTTCCATAAGCAACAGCCATTAAATCATCCTCGCAATTTTATGCCTGCTCAAATGATCTGTCTTACTGCGCAAAGCATACAGATAATCAGCCAACAAAGGCTGTTCACGTCCAAGCTCCAAAGCTATTTCAAGCGTCTGAGCCTTCGCATCAACACAATATTCAACATTTAAAATGCGGAAGTCAGCGTCCACATTCTCGTTTGGCAAAGTCACATGAATCTTGTCGCCGGGCAAAAGAGGAGTAGTGCCATAGTCTATGACGGTGCTTCTTATCGTGAGATATTCTGCCTGGTCTTTTAAATGGGCGAGTAAAGCCTTAGCCCTTAACATGCATTCGTTGTCGCTGTACAGTTCCTCGTCAACCTCAACAAGCTCCCTTAAGCCATAAGCTGATTGGCTTGCAGCATCCTCTTGTGTTGAACTGTAGCGGCGCCCGCCAAAGAATAAACCATCAACCCAAAAGCTGCCTGTTCCAGTGCCTGTAAACCAACAGTCAAAACGAACCTTCTTTATTTGTGTCCAGTCGAAACCGCTCTCAACATCCCAAACATCAGCGTTTTCGGCACCAACCTTAACTTGTTTTTGGAACCATTCATCTGGACCGGTGTTGAGGAAGTTGGAAGCGCTCTTGTCAGCCGTATCAAAGAGTATTACGTTAATGTTTCCGTTGAAACTGCTTTCTCGCCTAATGAAGAAATTTAGGGCTGGATATAGGTTGGCATTAACTTCTTTACCGCTGTTCAGCGTCAGCATGCATGCAGCATAGTAAAGGTTTGCGGCGTACGTTTTGATGCTTCCGCTGCCTTTTTTCTTTGTTACAGTGTCAAAGCTTACGTTGCCTGAAACAGCACTCCACGAGCCATCCACGGGTGTTAGACTTTCAGTCCAAGCATCCTTATCAGAAGGAATGCTCTTATCGGCAACTCCATAAACTGTAATCTTGTTTCTTATTCTGTGAATGTCTTTGCGGTATTCGCTAACCTCGATTTTTTCGCTTAGGCTTACTGGCGAGGTTTTGCTGTTTGTTGGGAAAAACTCGAACTTGGCGTCTGGGGCGACACGAAAATCAAAACCTATCACGCCAGACTTGTCGGCACTTTCGGCAATATTTTTGAGAATGTCAAAGACGGGAGTATTATCATACTCCAATTTTGTGTAGGTAGTATCAGTGTTTTCCACAAGTTCTGTTGAATCCCGTGTGTGGCTTAAACCAGCAAAATTGTCAAGCAAATCCTTGACTATTTCTTCGCCCTTTTTGTTTTCATAGGTTTTTGTTACAACTCTGCGGAAGAGGCGTTCTCCCCAGCATCTGCCACTAACGCGAATGTAGTTTTCAGTTGGCGTAGACTCGCATTTGACGCTTTCGACACGGCAGGTGATTATTTGCGGAACATTTGAACTCCTGCCAATGTCTATGTGCCCGTCCATGCCAACGTTTATGGAGTAAGCCCCGCCTGGGCTGTACTTTTTATCCCAGTTCTGAAGCAAAACCTCAAAACTGCCCACTTCCGTAGTGCAGCCTAAATGCACACGCAACTCTATGACATCACCTTGAGGCGGAGTGATAGTACCAAAAGCAACGGCAACTTTGGGGATTTCAACACTCATGGCTATTCAACACCTCGTCTGAAATATTCCTCTTCTCCAGCTCGGCGAATACTACGAGCATACGTAGGCATTTCAACAGCAGCCTCGTTGAAGCTTTGAACGCTTGCAGTCGCAGCATTCATTTGCGAAGCAAAATACCACATAGCCGCCGCCGCGGCAACAATAACTGCGATGCCAACACCAGTCAAAGCCAGAAAAGTGGCATAGCTAACGTTTAAGGCGTTTTGGGCAACTGTGGCAATCCAGCAGGCAGCAGCGTAGACTTTTTGGGCTACGGCGACGCCCCAGCTTGTCCGCATAAACATGCCCATTATTGTGATGACCATCATGGCAGAATTGAAAACCTGAGCTTGCTGATCATTGAGTAAGCCAAATTGATGAGCTATGTGCCCAATCGCAGTGCCAGTCGCACCTAACCCGGCAATTGCCGCGCCTAAAGATTTTATCCGCACAGATAAGCCTTCAGCGTCAGACTGAATCTTCGCAAACTCGTTGCTTGCACGATTAACAGCACGGATAGTTATGGCTATTTCCCTAAAACTCATGTTAAACCAGCCTCCGCTTTCGCCACATCAATAGCCTCGCAAATAATCTGTTCAAGCCTTGGAAGGTGCTCCTGAATTGCTGGAAAAAGGTAAGGCTGAGCCCTCATGCGCCTCGTGCCAAGCTCCACAAACAACGCGTAAGTTGCTTCCGAACCTATTTCAGCTACCCATTCACTGATTTTCGCATAAATCGAGCCCCTTAAATGCCCAGTTCTTACTGGAACAAGCTGTTTAGCTAAGACTTTAACGGTTTCAGCCCAGCTTGCCAACTGCCTATGCACATGACTTTGCACACCAGAATCAAACCTTTCCATGGCAGCTTTAAACTCTTCAACGCCTTCTACGGCAACATTAACCTCAACAGCCACGCCGTTTTGCCTCCCTTTCCGCTTTTCTGCGTTCTTCCTCCGCCTGCTGGTCCATTTCATTCAGAATTATGATGAATCGTTGGATGGTTTTTGCTGGTTGCCTTGCAAGCTGGTTTGGTGTCCAGCCGAACTCTTTGCAGAGGCGAAAGTCTGTGAGGATTGCGTTTGGCTTTTGTCTTCGGATGGCTCGGATAAAAAAGCGGTTTCGTCGAAACTCAAAGCATTAAGTCTGTTGACGATTTGACTGAAAAGCTCACCTAAGCCTATCGGTATGCCATCATCTTCGCTAAGCAACTTTTCAAGCGTTACAGGCTTGTTTGACGGCTGTTCTTTAAGAGAAGCCCAAATGGTTTCCGCTTGAATGGCTATGAAGTCACTGCTGACAACATGCCCAGATATTGGATGATACTTGGTATACTTCTGAATAATCCTTGAACGTTTCGCCCAAGAAATTTCTTGAAACACATAACGCCCCGCATACTGTTTTCCGAAACGTTCATCCAACTCCAAAACTTCCTTTCGCATTACTAAGCCTCCATTTAGCTTATGCTGGCATCCCTTGCAACAAACGAGGCTTTTAAACTGACAAGGTCTTCGATGCGTGTTGGCGTAGCAACATTTTCCCATTTACAATATTTGAATAAGGCGTTGTTTGTGCCGCCTAAACCAAATTTTAGGCTGAACTCGCTGTCATTGATTACGTCATCGTATTCTTGTTTGCTTTCAAACTCAAACATTAACTCGCCAGTTAAGTTGCGGTGTCTAGCCGGCAAATACTTGAGTAAGTGTCCATCAGTTGA